TTCACCAACGCGCTGATCCTGAACGGCAACGCAGCCGGGACGAACGCGGACGCCTTAGCCAGTCAAGCGCAGTCGGTAAGCCAGTCCGTTGGTACTGTCGGTGCTGCCGCAGCCGTCTTAGCGCAACTGGCGGCCTCCGGGAAGATCCCTGCATCCTCGTTCGACAGCATCGCTATCGCCGCGCTGAAGATGCAGGAGGCGACCGGCAAAGCGGCTGAAGAGACCGTCAAGGATTTCGAGAAACTGGCGAAGGATCCGGTCAAGTTCTCGAAAGAGCTGAACGATTCCCTGAACTACCTGACCACTTCGACCTACGCACAGATCGAAGCGTTGCAACGTCAAGGTGATGCGCAGGGCGCCGCCAACCTGGCCGAACAGGCTTACGCTGAAGCCCTGACCACCCGTGCCGATCGTGTACGCGACAACCTCGGGTACGTCGAGTCGGCGTGGCTGACGGTGAAGAACGCCGCCAAGGAAGCGTGGGACGCGTTCCTTGATATCGGGCGTGAGTCTACGCTCGAGCAGAAACTCAAAACCCTGAACGATCGGCTGCAGGACATCGCCAACGCCGACGCGATCAACAACGCCCCGGGCAGTGGGTTCGGCGCCACCCCAGGCGATGATTTCCGGCGCGAAGCTACAGAACGACAGATCACCGATTTGCTCGTGCAACAGGAAGAGAGCCGCAAGCGCGCCGCTGTTCAGGCGAACGTTGTCGCACAGGACAAACGCGGCATAGCCGCCGTCGAAGCCTTGAACAAGTCCCTGGACGAAACGGCACCGAAGACCGACAAGCTCGCTAAGCGTTTCGCAGAAATCGATAAGCAGGTCGCCGCGGCGGCGGCCCGTGGAGTTCAGTACAGCGAAGCGCAGATCGCCCAGTTGCGTAAGGCCGCTGAAGAGCAATACAAAGCCGCCGCTGCGCCGAAGGTTAAAGCCGTTCGTGAAGACGCCGGCCAGAAGATGCTCGACAGCTTGCGTCAGCAGGCCGCCGCACTTCAGCTCCAATCGGAGACCAGCGAAAAGCTCGGCACCCAGGCGCAAGCTCTAGCGAAGTTTCAGCAAGAAATTGCCGACATCAAGTCGAAGGACATTCAAACTGCTGACCAGAAGTCGCTCCTGGCAAGCGAAGCGCTGATCACCGCCCAGCTCAAACGCAACGTAGCGCTTGAGCAGGAAGTCGCCGCGCGTAAGCAGGCGACAGAGGAAGCCGGCAAGCTGGCCGCGTTCCAAGAGAACCAAGCATCGAAGCTGCAAAGCGCGCAAGAGGGCCTAGACTCGCAACTGGCCGGACTGGGCTCCGGCGAGAAGCTGCGCGAGCGGTTGAAAGAAGACTTGGCGATCCGCAAGGAGTACCAGTCCGAACTCGACAAGCTGAACGCCCAACTGAACAAAGGTCAGATCAGCGAAGACCTGTATCAACAAGAGACCGACATCTTAGAGGAAGCACTGGCCGCCCGTTTGGTGCTGCAGCAGGACTATTACAATCAGGTCGACGAAGCGTCCGGTTCGTTCTTCCTCGGCGCCTCTGAATCGTGGAACAATTACCTGACGGAAGCGACGGACGTAGCCGCGCAAACCCAAACACTTTTCGATGGCGCTTTCAGCGGCTTGACGGACGCGCTGTATAACTTCGTGACAACAGGGAAACTGTCCTTCAAAGACCTGGCCGCCAGCTTCGCGCAGACCGCTTTAAAAATGCTGATCCAGTACGCTGCGGCGCAAGCTATCTCTGCTGGCCTGAACGCGTTCTCGTCCACTGCTGCGATCCCCGTCGTCGGACCTGTCGCCGCACCAGCCGCTGCGGCATCCGCCCTGGCCTTCGCAGGCGGCTTGTCCGCTAGTATCGCAGGCATAGCCGGTATGGCGCACGACGGTATCGATTCTGTGCCGCAGACAGGCACCTGGCTGCTCCAGAAAGGGGAGCGCGTGACCACGGCACAGACCAGCGCTAAGCTGGACAAAACGCTAAACGATATGAAATCGCCAACCGGGAAGAGCAACACTACGGTAAACTTGATCGAGAATCCGGATCGCGCTGGCGAGAGAGAAACTCGCACGGGCCCAAATGGGGAAGAGCAATTGGACGTTTTTGTGGCGGACCTGTTCGGCGACGGTAAAACCGCGCAAGCCTTCGAACGCAAGTACGGACTACAGACGGTGGGCCGCTGATGGCGATTCCAGTCTATCCGGAAGGGCTGCCCTGCCCGCTGCGGGAGAACTACGGGTTCACGCCGGTCAATAATATCCGGCGTACGCCGATGGATAGCGGGCGTGCTCGCCAGCGGATAGAGTTCCCTAACGCGCCGGCCATGGTGTCGCTTAGCTGGATCATGACCGGACCACAGGCCATGTTGTTCGAAGCGTGGGCCGCGCAGGTTGTAGGCGCCGGCTGGTTCACGATGACGCTGTTGAGTCCGATGGGGTATAACGAGCATGAGATCCGGTTTACCGAAGTCCCCGTGGGCGGTGAGCTGACTGGGAAATTCCTTTGGCGCTACCGAACTACGTGCGAATTGCGTAACAGAGCACTGCTACCGCCAGGGTGGGTCGAATTGCTACCCTCGTTTGTGTTGAACCCGGAGATTTTCGATTACGCTATGAACCGCGAATGGCCTTTGTTCGATCAGGGCTCCGTTGTTCAAATGCTGCTTGAGGACGGCACACCAATGCTTCTCGAAGACGGCTCACCTTTTTATCTGGAGAACTCCTAATGGCTGGAAAACTAACAGAGCAGCCAGTTGCCGGTGCGGGCACCGAGGACGATCTCTACCTGGTCGTCCAGGCCGTCCAGAGTCGCAAGCAAACCCGCGCGCAACTTCGCACGGCGATTCTCAGCGCGTGGCAAACGTTTATTCGTACCTTTCTCGGTTCCGCCACTGCGGCGGACGCCCGCGCCACTCTAGGGGTGGACATTGGGTCCAACGTCCAGGCTTATGACGCAGATTTAACCGCCCTGGCCGGGGTAGCCACTGCTGGACTTCTAGCACGAACTGGCGCGGGCACCGCTGCTGCGCGCACGCTCACTGGAACGGCTAACAAAGTCACTGTATCGAACGGTGACGGGGTTTCCGGTAACCCGACGCTGACATTGCCCGACGCCCTGACCCTGGTTACCCCGACGGTATCCGGCCTGCTGACTCTTACCGGCGGGCAGGCTGCGTTCCCCGCTACGCAGGTGCCGTCCGCGGACCCGAACACGCTCGACGACTACGAGGAAGGCACATGGACGATGGGGATTACCTTCTCAACCCCGGGGGATCTTAACGTCGTCTACAGTTCGCAAAGTGGCAGGTACACAAAGATCGGCCGCGCGTTCATGTATGAAGGCACGGTGACTACGACCACTTTCACGTACACCACGGCAACCGGTACATTGCGCGTTAGCGGGCTACCGTTGGCCCCCGCTGCGGGCGCTCCGGCGGTGACATTAAACCGCTGGACCGGCGTAGTGTCGGCTGTCGCTACGCCGCAGATTGTCGGACTGGTGGTTTCGACCAACGTACAATTTGAAGTGATGAACGTAGCGGCCGGGACAACGGCGACTCTTACTCAGGCAAACGCCGCGAGCGGCACTCAGAAAAGCATATTTCTCAGCGGCAACTTCGCATCCGCTTAAGGTGACAGTGATGATTTACAGAAAAACAGTGCTTGACCAACCCGAGTTGCATCGCTCCGGCCTGTTGCAGATCCGCCTAGCATTCCTGCTCATGGAAGACGATGCCGAGCTTTCTTGTGCTTGGCATCGTACTGCGATCCCTCTCGACGGTGATGCGCAGCAGCAGATGGACTTCGTTAACGACCACCTGGCCGTGATGGAACCACCGATGCCACCGTTGCCGCAGGAAGACATCGACTTCATAAAGGAATGTCATGCTCTGCTGAAAAGCCGATTCACTGAAGGGGCCGCGTAATGGCGAACACGTACCCAACATCGCAGTTCCCACTCGGGTCGACCGAAGTCAAGGTGTTGTACAACAACGCCTCCAACCTGGACGACGCGATAAACGGCACGCCAGTTACTTGGGTTGACCGATTCGGCAACGTCCGTAAGTCCTGGGCGGGGATCGAACTAGATTTCGAAAACTTCCTGTTGGCGAGCGGATATGAGTTCATCGGTGATTACGACGACGTAGGCGAGCTGACATTTACGCGCCCTAACCAGATCATGTCGAAGGATGGTGAATACTGGCGCCCTGGTCCAGCGCTCGCACTTCCGTACACCACCGTTAACAACTGGGTAATCGATCAGCCGAAGTTCGTATCGACTGGCGACGCGTCGCTGCGGCAAGCCTTGGCGGCGTCGAATGGCACGACGATTATTGGCTTCGGCAACCGCACGCTGTTCCAAAAACTGGCGGAGCACGTCAGCGTCAAGGACGCCCCGTTTAATGCCGTGGGCGACGGTATTGCGGATGATACAGCGGCGATTCAAGCCCTAGCTGATTACATCATTGCGCAGACGCAATCAGGATTAACCACGTCGGGCGCCTTGACTGCTGCGTACTCCGGCACATCGCCGATTGCGTACTTCCCGACCGGCACATACAGGATTACCGCGGCCATCAACTGGGGGCCCTATCTGGAGATCGACGGGGATTCGGCGATCATCAAACAGGACGATCCTGACGCCGATATCTTCGACATAGATTTCTACCAGTTCAGAATGTCGGGCATGCAGTTCGTCGGCGGACGCCATCACCTGCGGGTGCATAACGGCAACATCAACTCGTCGATGTACCAGGTTGACCACTGCCAGTTCTTCCTGTCGAGCAGCTACGCTGTCAAGACTCAAGCAACCGGCGGCGTATGGACCCATATGTCCACTAACGGCACTATGAACAACTGCCGCTGGATTTCGTGCCGTCGTATCCTCGACAACTGCTTCGACAGCATGGTGATCAACGATCCGTGGTTACAGCCTGACTCGACTAACCTGGACGCCAGCGCGGCATCGATCAACAACCGTGGCGCGACTCCGACAGACCCGGGTGCGCAAACCCGCTTGTTCATTAATCGTGGCTTCGGCATCCCGGCGGTGGGCACCTACGGTGTTGACCGTCCTGCCAACATCCGGTGGGTAGATAACTGGGGCAGCTTCATCTCCGAGGACGTGCGTTGGGGCGGCGAGTTCGGCGGCATGCGGATTGTTGACCACCTGGCTGTACCGGACGTGTCTTTCCCCTGGAACAAGACCGAGGTTAGTGTAACGGGCGGCTTGGCGTTCTGCGGCCCGAGCAACGACCCAGACGCTTGCATCATGGGTATCCAAGGTCAAGTACCGAACAGCATGACCTTCGGCGATTACAGCGGCCAGGTTAGCAGCCCTCTGATCCGCAACCTGTCGTCGACTGACTTGACTGCCTACTTCTCGGCGTTCCAAGGTACGACGGGCAAATTGGCGTCTGAGTATTTCAAGCTGGATGCGCGGAACATCATTACGGATCTGCGAGCCTATTCCCCGCTCCGCCCATTCATGCCTGACGGCCTGTACCCGTACCTGATCAACGGACGCAACACGCGGGTTATTAAAAATAACCAAAGTTTGGCCAACGCCAGCGCAACCAACATCGTCTCCTTCAGCACCACGCCGGAATACGACATGGTTGCAGGAGCCTTCGTTCCGGCCAACCCGACGCGAATCAACATGCCGAACGGCTGTTCGAAGATGCGTGTTGAAGTTGACATCGTGATCGACGCCGGAGATAGCTTGGCCAAAGCGATCTCCGCACAAATCCAAACGTCGGCCGGGGTTCGATGGAAGGGCGTGAGCGCGGTCTACGGGTTCGATGGTAAGGCTAACCCATATGGCGATAACATCCATTTCACTACTGACGTGTATGGCCCTCCCGGCACTTACTGGGAGCTCAACATCAAGCACAACGGAACGACCGCGCGTAACATGATTAGTTGCCAAGTCGTGATGACACCATTGGACATGATCATCTGATGAGCCAAATCCTTGCTGAAGTAAACGCAGGAGCAAACGGGCGTCTTGATGCGATCATCAGGACGCTTGAGCTCAACTGCGACGCATGGGCCGAACCGGTGTTCATCTGTAACGGCTTCGAGGACGTAACGGCGGTTACTGAAGACGCCCGCACTGTTACATTCATCGGTGCGAACATCGATATCGCCCTGGCCGCGAAGAACAACAAAGGGAACCAAACCCTGGCCTTCGCCGTCGACAACACGACCGGCGAAGCGTCACGTCTGATCGATGCGGCCATATCTTCGAACGCCAGGGTCACCGCTATTTACCGGACGTACCTGAACACCAACTTATCTGCCCCAGCGGAACGGCCTTACTACTTAACGTTGCTCTCCGGCTCCATCCAAGGGCAGGAGGCGCAGTTGCAAACCGGATATTACAACATGATCGGCGTCGCCTGGCCGCGAGCGTTGTACACTACGACCTTCGCGCCAGCACTCAGGTATCTGTGATGGATTGGATCAATAAATACCTCTCTTGCACGTATGAAGACGGCGCCAGGGGGCCGCACCTTTACGATTGCTGGGGCCTCGTCCGGCACGTCCGGCACGCGGAACTAGGGAAGCGACTACTGGCCGAATACGGCAGCTTGCGCAACACAGATCCACGAGAGTTCACCCGGGCCTACGAAGCCGAGTCTTCTCAGATGGAGTTGTGCGATCCTGAACCTGGCGCCATCGCTTCTGTAATGATCGGACGCATCTGCACGCACGTTGCACTAGTGGTAGAGTCGCCGGACGGCCTGCGGATTCTGGAGATCAATCCGGCCAGGGGGCCGCGCTGCCTCCCACTGCACCGCTGGCTGCGGGACCACTCAACGGTTACTTTCCACCGGGATAAACCATGATCGAGATTTACGCCAGTCGCTTGTCGGATGAAGGTAAAGAGACCTACAAGATACGTAAGCCGCAGACAATGGCCGAGTGGCTGTACCGCCATGGTATTTCCCGCGATACAGATTTGGGTAAGCTAGCGATCAGCCTCTACGTGAATGGCGAACGCCTTCTGCCGCGCCAGTGGAAGACAGCCCGAATCTCGGCGGAAGATAAAATCGAGATCTACCGGGAGCCGAAAGGCACCGACCCCTTCACGATTACCTTCGCGCTGATCTTCGCAGCCACTGCCGCTATCGCCTTGCTTACGCCGAAGATCCCCGGCATCAGTGCATCGCGCTCCACTGGCGGCAACCCACTGGATCAGGGGAGCAGTAAGGGCAACAAGGTTAAGATCAACGACGTGCGTCCGGAGTTGTTCGGATATAACCCGCAACGCTTCCCTGATTACCTGATTCCTCCACGGGCGTACTTCGCCAGTCTTCGTGAGCCGCGCACTGAGATGTGCCTGGGCGTAGGCCAGGGTTCGTATCAGATCGACCTGGAAGACGTTAAGACTGGGCAGACCCCGCTTCTAACCCTGGGCGCTGATGCTTCCTTTACTATCCACTACCCTGGCGTAGATATCTCATCCGAACCGGCCCATCTCTTCTGGTACACGGCGCCGGAAGTAGGAGCCAGTAACACCGGGGCCGCCGGCCTGGAACTGACGGTCGAAACCAATTTAACCGCATCGGCCACGGCGTCCGTCTTCACTTTTAACGGTGACGTGGTAGGCATCCCTGTAGGCGCAGGCACGTTCCCCGCCGATTGGGTAGCGGGAACCATAATCAACCCGGTAGCACCTTACAATTTTACGATTGACGACGGCACTGGCGTAGGCGGCCGTGACGTAATTAACGGGCCTATCGCCCAGTTCAACTTCATCGTGGGGGATCAGATCCAGATCATCGGGGACAACGAAGGGTTTTACGTCGTAAGCGCCGTCACGGCGACAACGCTGCAGCTTGATTATGATGGTGGCGCCCCGGGCGTCGGCTTAGTTATCGGGTCAGTAGTAATGGGCATGTCTTATCGCGGCTTCCGGTTCCGCGTCCTGAGCTATTCTGCGCAAGCGCTACAAGTTAAGCGCTTGACTGCCGGCGGCGTGGATGACAACGCATGGCCGGGATGGGACAGCCTTTCGTCCAACGTGGCGCAAGTCCGTCTCGACAGTTCTAACCTGCAGGGCGGTTACCGCGGCCCGTTCCCCGCATGCCCTGACGGGGAAGTAGTTACGGATATCGAGTTCGACATGTTCTTCCCTAGCGGCATTGTGGGCCTAGGGTCGCAAGGCGAGTACATCTACATCCAGGCGAACTACTCTTTTGAGTACCGCGACATGGCGATCGGCGGCGCATGGACGGCTGCGACATTCTTCACGGTTAACAACTCGCTTGACGCCATCGGCAACACGCATCGAATAGCATTGCCGTATTCGATGCGCCCCGAATGTCGGATGAAGAAGCTGAACATTCCACAGGGCAGTCTACGTCCGGAGGAGGTCCACGACGTTACGATGTGGCTACGGCTTAAGGGATTGATCGCCACGTCTTCCCCGAGCAGCTATCCTGGTATGACTGTGATGACCTGCGACATCCGGGGTGGTGATCGCATTTCATCGCAAAGCGAAAGCCTGGTGAACCTGGCCTGCACCCGGATTCTGCCGGTACTCCGTGACGGCGTATGGCAAGACCCCGAACCGACTCGGGAGATCTCCGCAGCGGTCGGGCACATCATCCGTAACGTCGGGTACTCTGACACCGCTGATATCGACTTGGTTGAACTGGATCGGCTTGAGTCGACCCGCTGGACGCCGCGCGGGGACACATACGACCGCATCGTCATGGACTCGAAGACAGTCAAGTCGAACCTACTGGACGCGCTGACTGTCGGCTTCTCGGAACTGACCATTGATCGCGGCCTACTGGTGCCGGTCCGTGATGAGCCCCGGGGGCCTTCCTTCGATCACGTCTACAACCCACCTGTCATGCTCGAGCCATTGTCCTATGAGTTCACTATGCCGGATCAGCCGGACGATTTCGACGGCGTGGATGTTGAATATTACGACCACGTTACAAAGCAGAATGAGACGGTCGAGTGCCGCCTTGACGGAGACGCCGGGGAGCGTGTCGAGAAGCTGAAGCTTGAAGGCGTCGGTAACCGCACAAAAGCGTGGCAATGGGGTATGCGCCGCCGACGCGGCCAGCTCTATCGCCAGCGGCAGTACAGTTTCCGTACGGAGCTTGACGCGCTGAACAGCGCCTACTTCGACTACGTGGCGCTCGGCGTAGCTACGCCGGGGTACGGGCAATCCGCTGAAGTTGTCGGGTACACCGCCGGGTCACCAGTTACGCTAGAGTCGTCGCAGCCCCTCGACTGGTCCGTACCCGGCGTGTACAAGGTCGTGGTGCGCCGTTTGGATGGCTCGGCCTCCGGTCCTTATGATGCGACGCGGGTAGACGATTACACGTTCACGATTCCAACCCTGGACTTCGTGCCGGACTTGTCGGGCAACATCGACACGCCGCCGATCATTCAGTTTGGACATGAATCGACCTGGGCGTTCCCAGCGCTTATCACTGACGTTTCGCCGAGCGGCACGCGGACCTGTAGCGTCAAGGCGGTGAACTATGACCCGAGGATGTACCTGAGCGACGACGCGTCTCCTCCCTAGTGAAACATGCGTGATACACTTGCGCAAACTCAGAGGGGTACGCCATGCGGGAACAATGCACACTGTGGGCGTGGTGGTGGGTCTGTGCAGTAATGTCCGGCATCCACCCATTCGCGGCAGCAGGAGCCGCTATAGGGTGCTGTTTCTTTATGGCGGCACCAAAAGCTACAACGCTACGGGAACGTTTCCTGCTAAGTCTGTTCTCATTGGGTATGGGCTATAGCGGCGGGATTTTCTGGTATGGGGGAGGGCCGCCTTATAGCGAAAAGGCCATGTTGGTAGCCGGCGCAATTTCAGCCATGGTCGCCGTCGTATTTACCGCCCTAGGATACATGGTTGAGAAAGATGGCCCAGTGCCAGAATGGATTAAGACAATCATCGGTCTCATTCCGTTTTTCAAAAGCCGGGGTAATAGCGATGGAACTTAACGTCATTCTGCTTTGGGTCGAGTGCGTTATCCATTTCGCCATCTTCCTGACTATCTTCCTGTATAACGAGCACCATTCCCGACAACGCTGGGGCGTCTCGGCGTTCGCTATTGGCCTGGCGGCTAGTAACGTCGGCCTTGCCGTCCTGATCTTCCTTGGAAGCGTGAAAGCGGGTCCGGCCATGGCTCACGCGCTATTGATCATCGCTTTCGGCTGCATGTTCGGCCTATTGGTGCGCGCAGGTGGCAACGTCGCCAAGATGATACCCCCGATAAAGATTACGAGGTTCCTGTGATGGACGCCGCTACTCTCGCTTCCGTAATGAATATTCCTTTGGCCCGTGCGCAGAAGTGGGCCGACGCGCTTACCGCCGCGATGGCCGGCGGACAGATCAATACCAGATTGCGTATCGCGGCCTTCTTGGCGCAGATCGGCCACGAGAGCGGTTCTTTGGTTTACTCGAAAGAACTCGGTGGTCCGAGCTACTTCGCTAAATACGAAGGGCGCAAAGACTTGGGAAATATTCAACAAGGTGATGGGATAAAGTTTTGCGGCAGAGGGCTGATTCAGGTAACCGGGCGTGCGAACTATCAGAAGGCGAGCCAAGCGCTGTTCGGCGACGATCGATTGCTGAAAACGCCCGAGCTACTGGAGCAGCCAGGGTGGGCCGCCAAGTCCGCCGTTTGGTTCTGGACGACGCGCAACCTGAACAACTTGGCCGACGGCGCACAGTTCACCGATCTGACGAAAAAGATCAACGGCGGCACGAATGGACTGGACGACAGGAAAGCCCGCTACCAATACGCGCTGAAGGTCTTAGCGTGACTTCAGCTTACCGCTACGCGCTGGCGCTTCTGGTAGGCGCTGGCGGCGCGTGGTACGTCCAGGGGTTGCGCTGGGAGACGGATGTACAGGAACGCGATCTGGGAACCGCTACGGCGATCAGCGCGAACGTAGACGCAGTGAACCAACAGCTAATCGCGTCACGCGCACAGACGGAAGCCATTCGACAAACCTTCATCGAGTACAAGGCGGGTAAAGAGAATGAAACGAGTGCTCTTGAGCGGGCTGTTGCTGATGGCACTAAGCGGCTGCGTGTCAAAGCCCGTTGTCCAGCAGTGCGCGCCGATGGAACCATTCCCGGCGGAGTTGTCAGCGGAACCGCAGAGCTTACAGCCGAAGCTGGACGCGCTTATTGGGATTTGCGAAGAGGACTCGACCGGCAGTTTGCCGAGTTGCAGTTCTGCCGGTCGGAATTGAAGAAGCGTTCTAGTCCGCCGAAGTAGGGCAACCCGCAAACGCTTTCTGTACAAGATACTTTGCTGCTTCTGGGGTTACCTCATACCGGAACTCAATCGGTTTCGTCGATTCGATCTCTACGTCACGAGGGTAGTTATATCCGACCCAAAAGGCGAATGCAGAAAAGAACACGATAAAAAAGCTACTCACAGTAATACTCCTCTTCCTCAGTTGCATTTTGCGCAGCGGCTGTCGCCTGGCAGATAACCTGGGCGTCCTGCGTGAAGTACGCGGCCACTGTCACCGGGCCGTTTGCGGTTAGCATGTAGAGCATCGCTAGGATTTTCATTCCCAATGTACCCCCGCAGCCTTAAGAGCTTCTTGCACTTCGTCAAGATCGTAGCCTTCTAGGACTTCTAGACGGCCCCAGAAAATTACCCTAGGTAATTTAATCTTTAGCGCTTCTCGTGAAGCTTTCCATCCTCCCCAAGCTGATTGTGTAGTCTCAACCCAGTATTCGTCTGATGAATCCCGACGTAATGGCATGTATTTCGACTTGGCCCAAACTTCAAATTCTTCTCTCATTCCGCTTCACTCCTTTTCGCGGCCCGCACCATGCGAGCGCCGAAGAACTCGACTTTCTCAGCGTTGTACAACGCTTTGTTGTCAGCCTTTACCGCACCGCCCAAGCGGCCAGTGCAGGTACGCCAGATCGCTTTAAACGCCTCGCCTTCCGCAAAGGTCATGCCGAGCGCTTCGATAATGTCGATGCTCTCTGCGGTGTAGGCTAGGCCTCCGCTTATGGGGTCAGCGACGTGACATTTGTAGTAGTCGACGCTGCCGCCGGTTTTCTGCTCGGCTAATGGTTTAGCGTCAGTCGGCTGTAACAGGCGATCGTAATTGCGCCAAGCTTCGCAGCTTCGGCATTTAGCCGCCGCGCCTGTACCACCATGGCGCACACAATAGTCGTCGGGAAATTCACTCATGCTGCATCCTCTTCAATTGTTTTGAAGCCACGTTCTTTCATAGCTTCCATAAGCACATCCTGCACCTCGCGTTTGCTGTGCAGGCGTTCCAGTACCAGTTCGTCGATCGTGTCTTTCGCCATGATCATGTGCATGAACACGGGGCGCTTGAACCCGGCTTGCAACTGGCGGGTAGGCCCAATGCGTTCGATGGCCTGCAGATAGTTTTCCAACGACCACGAGTAGCCGAAAAACACCATTATGTTCGTGTGGTACTGGAGCCCATCGACCCCGTGGCCCATACTGGCCGGATGTCCGAACCAAATGCGCCCTTCGCCTGCCTGAGCTCGTTCCAGCGCCCCTTTCTGCGACAGGTCAATGCCATCCGGAAATCGCTTCTTGAGACGCGCCAGATCGCTTTTGAAGTTGTACAGGCAGAGGATTGGCATACCCGCCGCTTCCTCTACGATTTCCTCGAGCGCTTCCAGCTTCTCGTTATGCACAACTTCCCATGCTTCGCCACCTTCCAAGTACATGGCACCGTTTGCCACCTGCATCAGCTTCATTGACTTGGCCGCGGCATTCAGTGCCTCGATCTGCGTTCCGCTTTCCAGCTCCAAGAAGAACTGTTTCTCCATCTGCTTGTACATAGCCTGAACCGCGGCCGGCAGCTCCACCATGATTTTGTTGATGATCGGCGCTTCAAGGTCAAACCAGTCGGCAGCGTCGATCGTGATGCACACGTCGCGCAACGCTTCCTGCATCTGCGCCTGGGCGTTGTCGTTAGCCTCTACGCCGAACCCCGTGTGCGAAGCGTGAAACCAGCGCTGCTTGAAGGCGTCGAAGGTTCGGCCAAGTCGATCCCCCTTATCGACGAACCACATCTGCCCCCAAAGATCCTGTAAGCCGTTAGGGCTGGGCGTACCGGTCAAGAGGATAATGCGCTTGACCTTCGTGTGCGCGACCCGTGCCAGTGCCTTGGCGCGCTGTGTGCCCTGCCGCAAGCGGAACCCTTTCAACTTGGTCGCCTCATCCGCTACGACGGTCTTGAAGTGCCAGCGGTCGCCCAACTCCTCCACCAACCATGGTAATTGCTCAAAGTTGGTCGTATAGATGTCCGCCGGAATGCGTAACGCGGCGCGGCGCTCCTTCAGTGTGCCGGTAACCACGACAACGCGCAGGTGTTTGAGGTGGTTCCACTTGCGAACCTCATTCGGCCAGGTGGTACGCGCGACACGGAGCGGGGCCACAATTAGGGCCGGGTACACGTCTTCGACGAAGGTCAGGTCTTCGAGCGCGGACAACGTGGCCCCCGTTTTGCCTGTACCGGGCGAAGACCAGACAGCGCAACGCTTATTGCCGACAATGAAGCCGCCGATCAGTTCCTGATAACGGCGAGGGATGAAGTCAATTGCCATTGCCCGGCCCTTTACGGATCTTCTGCAAGAGGTTAAATGCTTTGGTTAACTGGGCGTGCTGCCAAGTAGCCCAAGCTGCATCAGAGGCGAAATCAGTGCCGGGGCGGTTGTATCCTTCGAATACCAGCTGGAAAGGTTCTTCTAACGCTTCGCGTAGTTCTACGAGTTCGTCGGCTTGATACCGGATTACGTCACCGGCAGTCATACAGGCGAAGCCCAGTTCGTTAGATGCGTCGATCGCATCTTCATACGCTACTTCGATTTCTGTTTTCATCAGCAAATCACCTTAAATTCGTCGTCGTAGTCCAAATGGCAATTCCCATACACCGAGAAAATCACCGAGTCGACAGCCCCTTTACTATCCAGCCAAACCACTTCAGCACCCGCGGCACGGCGACGCTCGTGGTCGCGCACCTGCGCTTCGGTAGGCTTTTTGCCAGTCGCTTTCAGCTCAACGAACAACACTCGCCCGCCGAACGTGATGAGCCGATCAGGGACCGAACGACGCTGGGGCGAGACGAATTTATCGGCCAGTGCGCCAATCTCTTTGCAGCGCTTGACGAGGTAGGCTTCGATATCGCGTTCTAGCATGGCTTCACCTTCAACCCTGCAGCTTCGATAGCTGCGGCACACTGTTCTTTTCCCGCGTCAAAGAGTCCGTACCCGATACCACGATTCGGGGTTTCCGGCAGTTCGATAACTATTGCTGAACGGGAAGCCAGCCACGCTTCACGCATCCTCGCTACTACGTGTTTCTCCAAAGGCATCCAACCGTTAGCTTCGCGCCTTTCCTCATAATCCGCGTACCATTCGTCAAACTGTTCTCTGCTGCCCATAACAAATCCTCCTCTATTTGTACGCAAGCTTATGCAAGATTCGACTTGTAGTCAACCTTTCCGGTAGCGATACGCTTCGAAGCCGGCAGCGGCGAGCGGTAGGCCTTCTGTCCAGCCGCAACCTGCGGACATCAGTTCGGCCAGGTGTTCGTGCGTGTACTCGTCGGTGTCTGGCGCTTCGCTGATGATCTCGTCGTGGACGGTCAGAACGATTTCGTAACCGGCTTTCTCGATATCCGGCATGCGATACGCCAACACGTCCCGAGCACTGGCCTGAGTCACGTTTTCCGCTAGCTTGCCAGAGTAGGTGCGCAGCCGTTCCCACTTCCGCGAATACTGGTTGATCCCCATGTAGGTGATCTGACCGTCGTCTTCGACGCGCGGCGAGGGATAGCAAAGGTAGCGTCCGGAAGGCAGCATGATGCGAAGCCATGCGCCGTCGCGGCGGATCTTGTGTCGGCGGCAGGTCAGCGTGCGTCCTGGATTATTGATCGCGTCGCGGCAGGTGTTCTCTAGTTCCTTCCAGTAGGTTACGGTGTTGGGATGCGCTTCACGCCAAAGGCGCTTGAAGGCTTCGCAGACGATGAACGCGGAATCGCTAAGTCCGTATTGACTTTTTCCTTTACTCAATTGCCATTCCATGAAGTCGCGCGCTTCTCGCCGCATTGCCTCTGGGATAGCGTCCCATGCGTTTTTCGCCATCAGTTCCAAGTCGATGTTGAAGGCGAGTGAGAACGTGATGAACGCGCCCACGCCGCCGGCATAACCCAGCGCGAGTTCCATCGTCTTGCCGATCTGCCGCATGAAATCGTCGACATCTTCCGGCGAGCAGCCGAACGCCTTCGCATACGCCAGGATGTAAAGGTCGAAACCCTTACGGATTGGTTTCTGCTTTTTGTCGTCCCATCCGATGACCGTATCGAAGTCGCGGAACGCTTGGAGCTTCCACTCCTCGCCGGCCAGCCAGGCGAGTTTACGTCCCTCAATGTTGGAAAGGTCAGCTACGACCAGTTTCTTACCCTTGGGTGCGATCACACAGCCGCGTGTGGCGCTGCTGCAGGCTTCCATAACGGTGGTCATACGAGGTCTCCGTACAGGAATTCAGGTAGGACATGTGATTCCCATGTACGCCCGGATGAAGTACGTTGCCGCTTCAGCATTGAGGGCGTTTCCGATGGCATGCAATGGTCCCATTGTTGAGGAAGATTCATCAGCCACCGAGCGAAGCAGGGGTTGAGGCCAACTACCTCCGGCGACGAACGGAGATCCGGCGATAGCGAGCAGATCCTCTTGGCCACCCCATCGCCCCGATCTAGGGATGCCAGGATGTTCGCCTGGCTGCGGTCGCGCCATTCCCGGGCCGAAACACTGGGCAGCAAGGTAGATCCTTTGCCTCTCGATGCCGGCGCCTGTCGCGTCAGCACCGAAACGGATCGCCCCGACGGCGTAGGCCGAAGCTTCCAGGTCGTCGATAACGAGATCAAGCCATCCTTTTTTAATAGCGTCAGGAACTTGTTCTGCAAGGACTTCGATAGGTTTGCACTCTCGGATGAGGTAGTACCAGTCCGGCCATAGGTGCCGCTCGTCATCAAACCCAAGTTTCTTGCCTGCCTTGCTGAAAGGTTGGCAAGGACAGGAGCCGGTCCACACAGGCCGGTCGTCTGGCCATCCAGCTCTGCGTAGCGCGAGAGACCAAACTCCGATTCCTGCGAAGAAATGACACTGAGTGAAACCGGCGAGGTCTGCAGGTCGGACATCTTCAATCGATCGTTCATCCACAATCCCTGGAGCGATGTGCCCCGCTTGAATAAGGTTGCGCAGCCACTGTGCTGCGTAGGGGTCTAATTCGTTGTAGTAGGCCGTCATACCAAATCCTCGGCATCCGCCTTCAAGGCTTCAATCCACTGTTCAATTTCTTTGTTCTTTATCGTAGGACGGGCAAGATTCTGAGGTTGCCATAGGCGACCCGCCCATCGTCCCGTGCGCAACGCGCCACAGAACGCGAGAAGCCCCCGCAGCCTGCCGTCGGCGCTTACCCCGTTCAGAACGCGTTTGTACTTGCTGACCGAGGTTTTCGATGCTTGGAGCCTGACGGCCAGCAGTTCGCGCAGCTCCACCGGCAAATCGGGATCGTCGATGCGGCGCTCTAGCGTGCTGATCTGAAGGTCAGGCAAACCCACTCCGTAAGCCTCCAGGATGTGTTCCAGCATCTTGTCGCGCTGGTTGGCACTGGCGACACCCTGGCCGGTCAGTTCACCCTCCTCGTCGACGTAGCCGGTCAGCTTCTGCGTCCGAGCGCCTAATAGCTTCTGAGCACGATCCGAAGCGCGGATAGCGGCATGCGCCAGGTCTAAGTCCATCAGCACGCCGCGTTCATTAATACGCTGGTCGAGGTGCCACAATTCCTTCTCCGCACCGCGGTAGTTCCAGCGCGGGAGCTTCTTGTAGATCTCCCGCATCGCCTCAATGTCAAGGCCGCCGTAGTCGCGGAAGCGCTGCCACTCTACCGGATGAGAAACCTTCGTCGCACGACGAATCTTGCGCCCCTTCGGTTGAGGCTTGCAGAAAAGACTGATCCACGTTCTACCTTCCTTGTCTTTGGCTTTGTCCTGCGCGACTCCAAGAATGGTTCCAACAGTAGATAGGCTCCCTGGGAGTGAATGGGCCATTGCGCAGACCATGGTGTCGAAGACTCGTTCGACGGGGATAACGATTCCGGTGGCGTGTCGGATGACATTCCGATCAAACGCCGAATTGTGGATAACCACTTCATAACTTTCATCCTCAAGCAAAGCGAGTAAGTCGCGGATGTCTTCATCCCCGTCGCGAATCTCGACAGGCCCCTCGCCGACCGCCCACTGCCACATGATGATCTCGGCGCCTTCTGCGTAACGGTGCGTCCCGTTGTTGATCGGCGTTTCGCAGAAGGTTTCCGTGTCCAGGAAAATGCATTTGTCGAGGTTCATACATGATCTTCTGTTAGCAGCCTTCCGCAGAAGCCTCCGTTGATCCAGTAGCCCTTCTCCGACCACTTGACAATGATAGGTCCGGGCGGGCCGCCCCATCCGCCGTCGATGCACCAAGTTCCCTTCTGATTCTCCGGTTTGGACAAGAACTCCCCCACCGAGCAAAGGTGATAGTTTTCCCCTACTTTTTCACCCCGCGGCCAAATAGCCACGCCTATGCCCGGCATCCCTTTTTCTACCGCCAGTGAGTCCGATATGTTTTTCAGCACGTCCATTTCCGTCTCCTTAATTCAGTCTTTGAGCGATTGCCTTGATCAGCGCTGTGCGCTCCCAAGATACGTGGCGCATTACTTCCTTCCACGAGAGGCCTTCACAGCGCAGCTCGTAGGCGAAAGCTAGGTCCGCCAGTGGGATATTAGGCCTCGCCATACCCGTATGCCTCCAATGCCTTATCCAGCCTTGGCGACGACTGCCGGGCTTGGTGCGCCGCTTCCAGTAGCTCTTCCAGTAGCGCCTTACGCCGTGCGTGATTCGCCTTTGATCGTTCGTTGTGGCACTTAATACAGTTATTGCTAAGCAGGTAGCGCCGGCCTGCTAGCTCGGGGTGCTTGGCGCACACTTGGCCGTATTTGGATTTCATGACGCTACCCAGTACATGGCAGGCGCCCATACGAAGATCAGGCAGAAGAGAACGCATTTGGTGATCATTTATTCAGCTCCTTGACCTTGTCGATTGCGCGGTTGAAGCCCTTTGCCTCGGCCCACTCAAGGCGCTGATCAAAGTCCGCGTCGAGTTCGCCGGACCAATACGGTTCGCCTTCTTCACGCTCTGGCAGAACTACGGCAGAACTACGGGAGGACGAAGGATTGCCTCAGAAGTATCCTTCGAGGGGTCCGCCGGATAAACAACTGATGCGGGTCTGTCTACCGGCTCCATGCAATCTAGGTTTGCACCGTGGCGCGCCATTACTACATAAAGATCGCCGTAGCCGCTCCAATCGAAATCTGGTGTGACATTGAAATGGATAGACCCGTCCGACAGCACTACGTCGCATAACGCGTTCTTATAGATCGGACGCGCCGTGCTGTTCCACCAGAACCATTTGTAGGTGTCGAGCCCGGGTGTTCTCTGATGTGGACCTTTTACATAGTCGACCATGGCGAACGGTTGCGCCAGAGCCATTTCTCGCATTTGCTTCAACAGGAAATCGCGCTCCCGGGTCAGCTCCGTGACGTCCCCCAGTCGAACGAATTTTTCACCGTCTCCCGCCGTAACGTCGGTCTCTTCGCAGAACAGCGAACGAAACCCGGCGAAATCGTCACTGAATACGAAAACGTTCATGAGAAGCACCCTGGCGGAACGCCGTCCGCGATCGCCTGGTTAACCTTCTCGCAGGCCGTGTCCAGCGTCTTGGCAAACGTGGCCGGTACGCTGAGAACGACGTTGCCGCGCAGGTACTCAATGTTTACCGGGACATGCAGGTCGACCAGTTGGGCGAGCACATGGCGCGCGGCGGATTGAGGGACGGTGCTGTTTGCGAAAGTGGTCATTCTTAACTTCCTCAACGATAGAAAATTGGGCAGTAGCACCCGTGGTCGCCGAGCATGTAGAACTGCTCGGTAACGTAGAAAGGCGCAACCCGTCGTGCGTAGCCGGCGGACATATCGACAGTTTGAATTCCGCTGTGAAGGCGACGGTTGTTCATCCGAAGGCCACTCCTACGAGGAACTGAAGCAGAATAGCTAGTCCTACAACGGCGGATGATGCGACGATACCGAAGTACACCAGGTAACCGTCTTTGACTGCTTGAAAAGTTAGGTACATGGTTAAAAATATCCAGATAATTCCTACCGCTGCGGCTACCCGTTCCATTCCCCTTCTCCCTACTGTTTGATTTCGATAGGTCAACTGTACAACGAGTTGCTTGTGTTGTCTTGCGTATCCCGACGAGCGGTCAACAAAAAGCCCGACGCAAGCCGGGCTTTTCGAATTGCTTTAGCGGTTAGGCCAGGTCGTCCGCGTCCGCCCCGTCTGCGATCTCTTCGAAGTCGCTAGCATCTGCCGAGGTGCCGCCACCGGAGAACGCTTCCCCGTCCTTCACGAACTGGATGCCTTGTAGCTGGGCGTTGACGCGCTTCCCGTACTTGTTCTCCTGTGCCCACACGTCGATGATCACGTTGACGTAGGAGCCGGAGTACGGTTTGCCGTCAGCAGCTACCAACGGGCTACGATCGCGGTCCACGACGGTAGGTCGCACGGTGTTGTAGGCGTTGAAGTACAGGTTACCCTCGTAGCCGGCCAGGGAAGCTTTGCTGTCACCATTGTGGGTAAGCAGCTTGTCACCCGCCTTCAGTTCCTTTTTTACTGCGCCCCACTTGTCGCCCCACTTAGCTTTACCAACCTGGTCGATCACCGCATCGAGGCCAGCGATACCTGGGTGTGCAGGGTCGAACAGGAAAGCCGCGCTGAACTGCAGCGAACCGCTTTCAGAAGCCTTTGGTTCGAAGATGTTCGGGAACGAAATGCGGGCGTTTTGGAAAGTATGTTTCATGGTAAATCCTCAGTATATGTCGTTGGTATTTCAGTGGTTAAACGAGATCGTCGAAGTTGTCTTCGACAGGCCATTCAATGGACGCATGCTCAAGCTCAGCGTTCATCAGAGTTTCTACTTCCGCCGGCAGCTCTTCGAACTGCTCGGCAATCGCCATGCTTAAAGCAGGACGCTTATCGCTGGCCGGTGCTACGGATGGCTTGCCATCGCTACGGCCAATCAATGGCTGCAGCTTGATCCACTTGCGTGGGTTAGCTTCCTTCAAGACCTTCTCCGCCGTTGTAGGGCTGATCAGCTTGAAGTCGTACATTTGGTCGACCTTCAAGCGCATCGCTTTCAGTGCTGCTTCAGCTTCCTCCTCGCTGGTCCAGCTACGCGCACCCTGTCGACCTTCGACCAGCTTGTAGCGAGCATCGGTGAACTTACCGGCCAGTAGGCGGCGCTCGACTTCAGCGCGTACCGCTTTGGCAAAACCTTCGATCATGTCGGCAGCGTCCATAAGGGTCGCCAAACGCTCATCGTCCGCCGTGGCTACCGCTTCGGTTGCCGCTTCCAGCGATGGCCGAATGCTTGGCTTCTTGACGGTGAAGTGCGCGTCGGTTGTATCTCGCGGATCGTGGTCGCTGATCCAGCGTTCATGCCAAGTGATCGCCGCCGGCTTGACGCCGAACGATTGCGCCAACAGCTTTTCAGCCTGCGGCATTTCTACCTTGACGAAACCCTTATCCAGATCCACGAATTCGCCCACGATTAGCTCCATGGTATGATCGGTACGCTCATTGCATGTAGCAGCGCGCTTACAGAATTTGCACTGCTTCTCCCCTGGTGTCGCCGGAAGCATTTCGCCAGGCGTGAAAGCGATGCGATCGGACGCTTGACGAATACGTTCGATACGCGCGTTGAGCTCGGCACGAGTCATGACATGTTCGTCAAAGTGCTGCAACCGAGGCTGCAGGATGTGCAGGTGGATCTCTTCCACTTCGCCTAGGAAGTCGAACTCCTGCAAACCGGCGTCGGTGTACATCTCCTGCTGTTCGTTATCCTTAGCGAAGACCTTGACGCCCATGCCCCACTTGAGATCAATCGAGTGAGCAACGCGCCCCGTGATGATCCAAACGTCAGTGGTGCCAGTGGCCGGTTCTACTTCATCCTTTGAGTAAATCTCGCCAGTATCGAAATCGATGTAGTTTCCGACATCAGTAAGAAAGCAGACAGCGTCGGTGACTTTGTGCCAATGCTCGCCGGTGATGTGCGCAATGCTGAGTTTCTGTTCGGTGTAGATCGTCGCGCCATCAGCGACAGCCCGAACGTAATCCAAAGCTTTCTGCATTGGGCCGATCATGTCGAGCCCGACCGGATATTGGCCGGAGGTGTGGAACTCGGTTACTCCGTCTTTAACCTGGATGCGCAGACCTTGAAAGTGCTTCGCGTCCACGTTTTGCAGCAAGCATTGCTCCATCAGGAAATGCGCTGCGGTGCCTTCGTCAGCAAAGCTGCTGGACTGGTCCGGCAACCCGCGTTCCCGATGCGGCTTAGCCAAGCAACGAATTGCTGCTGGCATACCGCTAGGGCTTAAGAGTGCGTGTGCGCCCATGGCTCAGCCCTCGAGCTTCAGCAGATCGACGTAGACGGCTTCCAGCTTCGCTTGGTCGTTCACGGTGCTGAAGTCGTCTTCTTTGTCCAGGAGCTTTTTCAGGTTGTCGATGCCGTGGGCCTTGAAGACCTGCGGGATTTCTGCACGCTTGCCGGCGCCGGCCAGTTTGAGAACCAGTGCGCGAGCCGTTTCGTAAGGAAGGACTTCAGCGGCGGTTACGTTAATGCCTTCTTCGATGTTGACGACCGTCGTACCAGCTTCGCTTACTGCGATTTCATCAACGATTACTTTGTCCGGGGTTTTGCCGGTCGTACCGCTCTTGTCGAACTTCTCTACTTTTTCAGCTTTAGATGGAGTACGCCCGGCCAGTGAGAGGGTCAGCAGCTTGACGGCTTCGGTGTTCGCGAGCAGCGCTTCGGTATGGGCTTGGATCAGGGCTTCGATCGACATGTTGCAAGTTCCTTTTCGGTTAAGGTGTGCCGCAGATGGTAGAGAGCGGCACAAGGTATGTCAAGTGGATTAATTGCTATTGCTTGTAGCTTTATCTATAACTCGATGCGCATTCGCCAGGGCGGAGGCATTCGAAGGTTTTGGATTGGTAAACAAAACAAGCATTTCGAGTGCTTCTAGCAGCTCGGGAGCCGTTTCTAGAAGAACCGCGTTAGCCTCTGCTTCTTCTGATCGCGTTACATGGGAAACCCCAAAGCCCCATACCCCGATATCTTTTCCGTTTGGGTCTTTCAGTTCACCATACCGATTCTTCGACCAGGGGCCTTTCGTGTGCTTACTCATGCTGTCCTTCTCCTTTCCAGTCGTGGCAGTACCACCCGTTCGATGGGCTGGCGCTGCCTTTGCGATGGGTGCCATTGTCCCAGGAGAATCCTGAACATTTGCACCCCAGTTGTTTGTGTTCTTTCTTCTTGCGATACCAGTCAACCCGATACGTCCCGCCGCAATCGCAATGCACGACGGGTTCTATCCCCTTCTCGCGCGCCGCCTGGCAGGCTTTGCACTTGCAGCTGTTGCGCATGTACTCCGGTGGCTGCGTAAGCGTTCTGCGACCATCGCAAGACCGGCAGCGGCATGGGAAGCGGTTCACAGCGGCGCGGACCAAATACCTAAGAAGAAACCAAAGGCTGTCAACAATCCTGAGCTAATGATTGCTCTACGCTGCCATCTCGAGTGCTCGAAGATTGGGCATGTAGAAACTATCGTCGCCGCTATCCCTGACAGCGTAAGACGTACGGCAAAGTCGAAGCTAAGTAGATAGACAGCCCACCATGGCAAATTCATTCTTCCTTCTCCTTTATCAGTTCGGTACGCAGGATCTGTACTTCCCGCGGTGCGGTGAAATTGAGCTTTGCATGGCCTTTGGCGAGGTCCACAACCTGGACGCTAATCCCTTCCGCAATTTGCAGGGAGTCACGGAACCGGACGCGTTGAACACGTAGGTTCTCTGTCTGAACCCCGTTTTCCTTGACGTCGGTTAAACGAAATTGGCAAGTGCCGCCTGTAACATCCAAGATGTCGCAGTAGGTAGCTCGGCCGTCAATGATCAGCCGTACCGCTTGGCCGGCTTTGCGTGTCAGTACGAGATTGGTCATACGTCCTCCTCTACGATTTCGAATTTGCGGTATCCGAGTTCTTCAAGCTGCGCGGCTACCCACGCTGCTTCGGATTTGTTCAGCGGCGCGCCGGTGCGGTATGTCAGTTTGAACAAATCTTCCGCGAACTTGATTTGGCCTTGTACGCGTTTTTCTTCCAGTTCTTCGTTCATTTGCGCATCACCTCTTGCATCACGGAATCAACTATAAAAGTCGTTATTTGCATATCTCGGCAACGCTGGTTATCTTTCACACCTGCGTCTATGTCTTTTCCGTTCAGTGCGTACCCTGTTTGCGTGATCCAGTGGCCTGGCAGCCATGGGGTTAAGTCAGATACTGGCGGCTTAAGCATGGCGCCTCCTAGGAGAAGTAGAACGCGAGAAGCATCAAGAGAACGATGGTCAGGAACATCCAGTCGGCGTCGTCCATGTTAGGTCTCCTGCTTTGGGATCAGCGCGTTGACGGCGAGTCGGATAGATACTGCAGTTATTTCTGAATACTGCGAGGTATCTACGTTGTACGAATAGAAACCGTTACGCAGAACTATCTCCGAACGTCCGGGTACTTCCAACCGCAACCCCTGACGCTCGCACGCTTCCAGCGACTCGGCCAGGGTCAATAATGCTTCAGCCTGTGCGCGGGTGATCATGGTTGTTCTCCGGATACCCCAACAATGCGTGGATCCGCTGAGCGCTTTTGCCGCCAGTTATAGTAGGCCTGCTCCGGCGTATCGCCTGAGGCGATTAAGGTAAAATCGCCTTTCCATCCGCCGGCTTCTTTAGAGCGGCAAGTAAATCCGGTTGGTTTCCAAGTGTCTTTCTTGATACGTGGTTTCATCGCGAAATACTCCCGGCTGTGTAGGCAGCCATGCCGGCGCCGAGCAGGATCAGACAGTTAAGGAAAAGGTCAGCTTCTTGAGAAAAGCTGGTCGGTACCTGAGTAGCGCCGGCCATGAAGACCGCCAATGCTAAAAAGAAGATCTTCACGGCTTGCGTACTCCTAGCAGTTGTTCGGGGACGACGCGCAGGCGGGTGGCACCTACCGTTACGTCGTAGCTCTTGACACCGACCTTCACGACACGCGCAAGGCACTTGTGGTACTCGCTCTGCGTGTCGTTAATGCGGACGGTCTGTTCAGGTTTGAAGCGGTTCATGCGTAGATACCGCCGAAGACATGGATAACCAAAGCCCCGCCGTCCATTTGGAAAGTGCCAAGAAAAGGCGCAGAAGCAATCTGCGGTGGGATTTCGTTGCCAGTTCCGCAGATACCGAAAACCTGACGACGCAGAGGGCGAGAATCCTCAACCCGGAACCACATCTGTGGTTTGCCTTGCTGCATTTGCAGCGACAGGAAGGTAGCGCCTTCCGGCAGTTCGAGGGTAAAGGTGTCGCCGAGGAATACCCCGTGTTTGTGGATGGTGATCATTTTGCCCTTCTCCTATTTCATTTACTGTGTGACTGCACTATACAACACAAAACTTGCGATTGCTTGTAGGTCCGACGAACGGTTAGGGTTTCAGCGCTACTTCGAAAGGGAAGTTGGTGTAGACAATCCACCATGCGCCGACGGCGAGGAGCAGAAAGAAGATTGATTCGCCGCCGAGCTTCCCGGCGAAGCCAAGAGACAAACGCGCCATAACCAGGGTTGCAGTGCTCAGGTAGAGCGCGATTGCCAAAAGGCAAAGCCATCCAAAAATAATCATTTCTTCCGATCTCCTCGACTGGTGTTTATCAAAGGCTTCTGGCCGTCCTTTAACGGCCAGGGTGAATCGGTATGGCAATCCGGGCAGTGGATAACGCGAAGGCTGCTCATGCGGATCACGTCAGGGTTACCGCACTTGGGGCATTGGAGGGTCATGCTTCTGGTTCCTGTGGCGCGGGTGCCCATTGAGTAACCTTGTAGCACTTGCCCCCGCCGCGCGTAGAACAGAAGGCGCCGTACCAAACACCGTCGCCGCGATAGGAGCCGCCTTCTACATTCCAGCGCCCGCAAGTCGGGATACGGATCAGCACGTCTACGCCGATCTCGGGCAAACGGTCTTTACATTTAATCCACTGGCTCACGCTATAAATCCTCCTGGGATGGTTTTCACAACACGTTGCGCGGCATCCTCATGCATCTGGCCTTTCGCGCAGTCGCTGGTGTTGACTTTTGGCATCTTGGGTTTAGCTGGGCGCTTTTTCATTTTGGCTGTAATCCCCAATGTTTTGACCAAGTTTCATAAGCTTGGGCCGGCGTATGGCCGAAACCCATGGCGCGGTGCTTGTGACCAAGTATCCCGTGAAAGAAGCTTTGGCATAACCACTCGGAACCAAGCTTTTGGATATGTGGCTTGGCAGCAGTAGGCAAAAGTTCGTCTGCGTATCGCTGTCCGATGACTGGCATTTCAATAAGTCCCGTTCACGTTATCAGGAAGTGAAAACATATCGCCGGTAGCTGGGTCGACCATCAGGCCCGACACCACACTGATACAAAAGCCGACCCAGTACCATGGTGTGACGTGCGAGTCGAGTTCCACGGTCGGCCCTTTGTCGTACGCCACCTGGTAGGTCTGCCCGTCGAAGAACCCAGCTGCAGCGTCCAGGTTAACTTTAGCCGGCGTGACGCCTGTAGCGACGCGCTGACCATCTTCGTCGGTAATGCTGAAGTGCTGACCACTTGGCTCAGACGTGACCTGCACGTCGGTCATACGGTCGTTCATGATGGTCGAGCACCCGGAAAGAGTTGAGGAAATGGCAACGGCGATTAAAAGGCGTTTCATGGTTGGGGCTCCTGTGTTGGTGTGAAGCAAATGTACAACCGATTGCTTGTGTTGTCTAGTAGTATTTTCCTACCGTTAATCCGGACGCACCTTGGGCCGTTTCGCAACTTTATACAAGCTTGCAGGCACTTGAGCAAGTGTTGTAGGATGGCGCCATCCACAAACGAGGTAAGAGAAATGTCTGAAACTGAATTGCGTGATCGCTTTGCGATAGCGGCTATGGAGTCTTTGAGTCCAATTGTTTGGGCGCAGAGCGACCTTTACGCTACTGAAAAAGATGTAATGGCTCAGATAGCGAAATCTTCATACGAGATGGCGGATGCCATGCTCCAAGCCCGATTCGACCTTGAAGGAAAAATCTGATGGACAAGCGACTCAAAGCACTGACCGACGAAATGATTAAGACCGGCGCGCCTGGCGGCCTGCTGAACGCCGTCATGGCGGCTAAAAAGTACAGCGGCATTCTGCATGCCATCGTGAAGGCCGGCGGATTCTCCCAAATGGCACGCGACGTAGGTGTGTCCTACCAGGCCGTCCAGCAGTGGTCGAGCCAAGGTTATGTGCCGCTGACACGCGTGACGGAAATCGAAGCGCTTTACGGTATTCCTAGAACCGAACTGATGAACCCAAAATACGCAGCCGCCTTGGCAGAGCCTAATTTCCCATCGGATGTATAAGCTGTGGGAGCCGCAAAGATGGCTAAGAAATTTGAGCACTTGAGGGCGCCTGACGCGCTGCGGGATCTAAAAGGGTGGCTGGTATGGCATTGGCGCCAGAAGCCGGGGAGCCCTAAGCCTTCCAAGATGCCCTATTACGTTTCCGGAAAAGTGCGCAATGGTACCCACGGTTCGGAAGCAGACCGCGCCAACCTAGTTACGTTTGATGAGGCGAAAGCCTTTGCCGAGAAACATGACTTCGCCGGCGTTGGTCTAGCGTTGATGCCGGAGTTCGGTGTAACTGCCCTGGACTTCGATAACTGCATCAAGGACGGGGTAATAGATCCACGGGTTGAAGATCTCACGGTAGGGACATACGCCGAGATAAGCCCCTCGGGAAACGGCATACGAGCCTTCGTGCTCGGGGAAGCGCCGGACCATAAAGACAGCACGCCGGCCGACGGCTCGTTCGGCTTCGAGACGTTCCACGCTAAAGGCTTCGTGACCTTTACCGGCCACGTTACCGAGCTGACCGAGCTGACAGGTGCGGAGAACACCGTAGCGCAGATGAGCGAAGCCGTGGTGGCGTTCTGCGGAACTAGGTTCAAGCGCGCGGCCCGGGTCAGGGCTGAATGCGTAGGCGCTGGCAAACCGACATTCGGCATGTCGCCGGAGCAAATCACCGAACTGCTAAATAAGCTGCCTGACGATCTGCATTACGAGGACTGGCGAAACGTCGGCATGGCCGTGCACCACGAGACGGAAGGCGAAGGTTTCGACATCTGGCACGAATGGTCGATGAACTCCCCGAAGTACACCTCGCAGGAATATTGCCAGGGGAAGTGGAATTCGTTCGGTATCAACACCAGCGCCGACTATACGACCATGGGGACCATCCTGCAGATGATTCGTGAAGCTGGCGATGAGACCGGCTTCGAGACCGCTAGTGCTGACGAATTCGAAGCTTTGCCGATGCCTAAAGGTGGAAAGTTCCGCATCACAGCGGATGACGAATTCGCGGCGCAAGAATCGTCCCTGAAATGGTTAGTCAAAGGTTTCCTCCCAAAAGCTATGCTGGGTGTCCTGTTCGGTGAATCCGGTGCAGGCAAATCCTTCGCCACCCTGGACATGTGCGCGGCAATCTCTCGTGGCCTGGAGACGTGGAACGGGCATCGCGTTACCGCCGGTCGCGTCCTCTATGTCGTGGCTGAAGGTGTATCCGGCTTCCGCCAACGGATCAGGGCATATACCCATCAGCACGCGATCAAGAAGATTGGCATGGACGTCATATACGACGTGACGCCAAACCTGATGGACGTAGCTCAGGTCACCGACCTTATTAAAGAAGTATGCGAGCGAGAACCCTACGATCTGATCGTGATGGATACCTTCGCCCAAGTAACTGCCGGCGCCAATGAGAACAGCGGCGAAGATGTAGGCATGGCACTCGCCCAGTGTAAACGCCTGGCACACCGTAGCGGCGCTATGGTTCTTCTCGTTCACCACAGCGGCAAGGATGCTTCAAAAGGATCACGCGGTCACTCAAGCATCAAAGCGGCGTGTGATGTCGAACTTCAGGTCGAGCGTGGCAAAGACACTCGCAGCATCACCACTAGCAAGATGAAGGACGGGCAAGAAGGTCTGAGCTACATCTTCAACCTGCACACCGTAGTGCTCGGGCAGGATGAAGACGGAGACGACATTACGAGCTGTATTGTCGAGTTCAAAGGCCCCGGGAAAGTCGTTGCGGAAGAGAGCAAAAAGAAGACAGGCAAGAACGAGCTGTCTTTACTTGATGCCATCCATAATGTGCTTGGTATGGGAGACGTAAAAGCAGGTGTCGAAACGTCCAGGGTTCATGATGAATTCTGCGCGCAGTTCGATCCTAGCAAGAAACAGAACTACAAGAATCAGGCTTTTAACCGCGCAAAAGAAACGCTTTTGGATAAAGGCGCCATTTTTGAGGAAAACGGCGTACTTTTTCTACACGCAGAAAATGCAGAATGAGGAAGGTTGCATTGCAAATAGGGTTGCAAATTGCTTATTTGCAACTCGGTTTAGGTTGCATTGCATTACTCTGTCTAGGAGTAATGCAACGTGCAACCCTGTTTTTCTGCAACGCAATAGGAAAGACGCAAGAAATGCAGATTCACTGATACACGTAGAAATTGCGCGTTTAGCTGTTAATGGTCCCTGGCCGATCCGCTGTTCACTGGTGGCTGGTTCTCGGGTACGCTGATCGCACATCAGCGGAGAAAAGAAATGCCATGCGCAGGCTGCGCCCGGCGACGGGCAAAACTCAAACGACTATTGGACTTAGCCAATGAACGATTCGAAGAACTCAAGCAACGGATTACTGGTACTGCGCTACCCACAGGCGCTAAGCCAAGAGCAGATCACGTACCTGACTCAAGCGATTGAGCCAACGGCGAAATGGCTGGGCGTTGAACCCCTAGTCTTGTCGGATGGGGCTGATGCTCGGCTTGAATACGGCTCCTCGGCTTTGCTGGAGCGCGTATGCGTGGCGCTAGAGACCCTGGTCAAGCAAGGAGAGCCGCCCGAGGTTAGCGAGGCTCAGATCGCACCACAGGCGCTAAACGCTAGGCCGACAGGGTTGAACAGCCGCACGATCCTAGACGCGGTACTGGATAAGCCCTTGCTGCCGGGTGGCCCACGTGGCTAAGTCACGCGTCACCATGCAGTCCACTCGCGCCAAGGAGGTCAGCACGCAGGCTGTGCGGATGCTGAACCCGGACGCTTGGCGCGAAGGGTTGACCACAGCACAGCGTGGGTATGGTGGGAAGTGGCAGCGTGCCCGCCTTGCCTACCTGGCTAAGCATCCGCTCTGCCGGATGTGCGAGGCACAAGGCCGAGTCGCTGAAGCAACCCTGGTCGACCACATCAAGGATCATCGAGGCGATATGACGCTGTTCTGGGACAGCGGCAACTGGCAGCCATTGTGCAAGCCGTGCCACGGGATCAAGACGGCAGCAGATGGCGGCATCGGCGCCAACCGAAAAGGTTAGGCCCACCACTCAAAGCAAAACTAAAACGCATAAGGCCTCGATCATTCGGGGGCTTTTCTTTGCGCGCAATTCCTGCGGGTTTTACAGGCGGCGATGGCTCTAGCTCGGGCCTCGGGGGGTATCTGCATATCCTGCGGGTTGCCGTCTCCCTGATCGCGCCGACCCCTTTTAGAGATTTTTTAGTCCTACAGCCCTTCGGTTCCGCGTGTTACGCTTTGAACAACCGAAACACGAGGTGTAACAAATGCTCAACGAAGCGCAACGCAAATTCGTGGAAGCCACCGTGCGCGGCGCCACTCCGAAGGAAGCCGCGATCGCCGCGGGACTAAGCGAGAACACTGCCCGCAATGCCGGCGCACGTATGCGTAAACACCCCAAGGTGGTAGCGGCACTGGAAGCTATCGGGTTCTCAACCCCCGGTGCACCCCTTGCCGTCAAATCGCTCGCCCCAGCAGCCAGCCAATCAGAAGAAAAGGATCCTGAAGAGATAGCGGATATCGGCTTACCCCAAACCGAGGATTCACTGGAATTCCTCGAAGCCGTGGTCGCTAACCCAAACATTCCGCTAGGTCGCCGCCTGGAAGCTGCGAAAACGCTGCTGCCGTTTCAGCACGCCAAGATCGGAGAGAAGGGGAAGAAAGCGACGAAAGCGGAAGGTGCAGCAAATGCCGCTGCCGAGGGCAACAAGTTCGGCGCCCGGGCAGCGCCTGCAGCGCTCAAGGCCGTTAAATAATGGGACTACCTGCTTGGACTACCGCGTGCCCGGATTGGGAAGACAGGATCATAAAAGGCGAAAGCCTTATCCCGTTCTCCCCGCTATTTCCTGATTCGGCCGCCGCCGCGCTGCAGGTCTTGCACTTGCTGCGAATCGTCGATGCCCCGGGCAGCCCTACGATTGGCGAAGCGTGCGAGCAGTGGACCGACGACTTGGCTAGCGCGATCTTCGGTGCGTACAACTCGGACACCGGGGAACAACTGATCAAGGAGTTCTTCCTGCTCATCAGCAAGAAGAACATGAAGTCGACACTGGCCGCGGCGATCATGATGACCGTGCTTATCCAGAATTGGAGGATGTCGGCCGAGTTCATCATCCTCGCGCCGACCAAGGAGGTGGCCGATAACGCCTTCGCCCCGGCGCGCGATATGGTGAAGAACGATCCGGAATTGGACAGCATGATGCAGGTTCAGGATCACCTTCGGACCATCACACACTTGGCAACCGGCGCGACCCTCAAAGTCGTAGCGGCGGACACAAACACCGTCGGCGGCAAGAAGGCCGCGGTTGTCCTAGTCGATGAGATCCACTTGTTCGGCAAGAATCCGAACGCTGAGAAAATGTTGCTTGAGGCCACCGGCGGACTTGCATCGCGGCCGGAAGGCTTTGTGCTGTACCTGACCACTCAATCGGATGAGCCGCCGGCCGGTGTCTTCCGCTCGAAGCTCCTGTATGCCCGCAAGGTACGTGACGGCGAGATCGTCGATCCGCAGTTCCTTCCGGTGCTGTACGAGTTCCCGGAAGCGATGATCGAGTCAAAGGCTTACCTCGATCCGGAAAACTTCTACATCACGAACCCGAACCTTGGCCGCTCGACCAGCGTCGAGTTCATCCTGCGCAAGATCAAGCAGGCCCGGGAAATGGGCGAGCCGGAACTGCTGAACGTTCTAGCCAAGTATCTGAACGTCGAAATCGGGCTGGCGCTGCGGACCGATCGATGGGCGGGCGCCGATTACTGGCAAGCCCAGTCGGATCGTTCGGTAACCCTCGACGCTCTGCTAGATCGCGCTGAGGTGATCGACGTAGGGATCGACGGCGGCGGCCTGGACGACTTGCTAGGGTTGTCCCTGGTAGGACGGGAGAGGGACACAGGCGATTGGCTGGTGTGGTGCAAAGGATGGGCACACCCTTCGGCGATGAAACGCAACCTGCAGGAAGCGGCCAGGTTCGAAGACTTCGACCGGGCCGGTGACCTGGTAATGGTTTCCCACATCGGTGACGACGTGACGGAAGTCTGCGACATCGTTGAACGCGTTTACGATTCAGGCTTACTCGACAAGATCGGCGTTGACCCCGTGGGCATCGGCGCCATTTTTGACGAACTGGTCGCGCGGTCGATCCCGGAAGACAAGATTGTCGGTATTAGCCAGGGTTGGAAACTCGGCGGCGCTATCAAGACCACTGAACGCCGCCTGGCCGAAGGGAAGCTGAAGCATGCGGAGCAGCCTTTGATGTCGTGGTGCGTATCGAACTGCCGTGTAGAGCCTCGGGCAAATTCGATCCTGATCACGAAACAGGCTTCAGGCTCGGCAAAGATCGACCCGGTGATGGCGCTGTTCAACGCGGTGTCGTTGATGGCCTTGAACCCGGCAGCAGCGCACCGCAAGCACCAAATGTTTTTCCTTTAAGAAAACTATGCTTTAATGCGCGTAATTTACCGGAGCTGTATACATGAACAGAGCCTACAGTTTTCTTGAGGTTAAGGCCGTCGGCGAGGAAACTCGGACGATCACCGGCATCGCCACGAGCCCGGAAGTAGATCGCGTGGGCGATGTTGTAGAGCCGCTCGGGGTCCGCTATAAAAACCCTTTGCCGCTTCTGTGGCAGCACGAACACGATAAGCCCATCGGCCTGGTCGAGTTCGGCAAGCCGACGGCGAAGGGCGTACCGTTCACAGCAACCTTGCCGCGCATCGAAGAACCCGGCGCACTTCAGGATCGTATCGAAGAGGCCTGGCAATCGATCAAAGCCGGCCTGGTCCGCGCCGTGTCGATCGGTTTCCGGTCCCTTGAGTCGGAGAATATCGCCGGCACTTGGGGCACGCGGTACATGCAAACAGAAGTTTATGAGCTCAGTGCCGTGACTATTCCGGCGAATGCTTCTGCTACGATTAACACCGTCAAGTCTTTCGATACTGGATTACCTGCCGCGTCCGGCAAAAAGGAATTCACTGTCGTCAAACTTGCGAAACCCGCCGGCGCTTCGGCAACCAAAACCGTTACTAAATCCGTTCCGAAGCCCCAGGAGGGCCAAGACATGAATTTTGCAGAGCAAATCAAGTCCTTCAAGGACACCATGGTGCAGAAGTCTGCGCGCCAAAAAGAACTGATGGAAGCCGCCGAGGGCCGCACCCTGGACGAAGCGGAGTCGGAAGAGTTCGACACCATCACCGATGAACTGAAAGCCGCTGAAGTGCATATCAAGCGCCTGGAAGTCATGGAAAAGGCTAACGTAGCCGCCGCCGCTCCAGTCACCGACGTGGCCAATCAGACCCACCGCGCGCCGCTCGTTGCCAAAAACACCGAGAAGCTGGAACCTGGCATCCTGTTCGCCCGTTACGCCATGTGCAAAATGGCCTCGCAGAATAACCCGGCGATGGCGGTGGAAATCGCGAAGTCGAAATACCCGCAGCACGAAGGCATGATCAAAACCCTGGACCTGGAAGCTCGCGGCCAGAAGATGCAAGGCTTGATGAAAGCCACCGTGGAAGCTGGTACTACCCTAGACGCCACCTGGGCCGCCCCACTGGTCCAGTACCAGAACTTCGCCGGTGATTTCGTCGAGTATCTGCGTCCTCGCACCATCCTGGGTCAGTTCGGCACCAACGGCATCCCGTCGCTGAACCGTATCCCGTTCAACGTTCGCATCGCGGGACAGACCACTGGCGGCCAGGCGTACTGGGTAGGTGAAGGCGCGCCGAAGCCGCTGACCGCGTTCGACTTCAACGACACCGAGCTGCGTTGGAACAAAATCGCGACCATCGCGGTTCTTACCAACGAGCTGATCCGCTTCAGCGATCCTTCGGCGGAACGCCTCGTACGTGACGGCCTGGCCGCTGCGGTAATCGAGCGTGCGGACATCGACTTCGTTGACCCGGCCAAGGCTGCTGTAGCCAACGTGTCTCCTGCTTCGATCACCAACGGCATCGCCGGCATTCCTTCCAGCGGCAACACTGCTGAAGACATCCGCGCCGACGTCGCCGCACTGTGGGCCCCGTTCATCGCCGCGCGTAACGCTCCGCGTAACGCCGTGTACCTGATGGACTCGACCACCGCGCTGGCTCTGAGCATGATGCAAAACCCGCTCGGCCAATCCGAGTTCCCTGGCCTGACCTTGAACGGCGGTACGTTCATGGGCGTTCCGGTGATCGTTTCGGATTACCTGCCTGTTGATTCGGGCGGCGGCATGGTGGTTCTGCTGAACGCTTCGGATATCTGGCTGGCCGATGATGGTCAGGTGACCATCGACGCTTCGAGGGAAGCTTCCCTCCAAATGCTTGATAATCCAACGAATTCGAGCGCCACGGGTACCCCAACCACTATGGTCTCGATGTTCCAGACGAACTCAACCGCATTCCTCGCGGAACGCTTTATCAACTGGCAGCGCCGTCGCGCATCGGCCGTTTCTTACCTGACCGATGTAAACTGGGGAACTGGCGCTTAAGCTAAGCCCGTTGTAAACTGAAGTCCGCCACACCCGGGGTTGCTCCCGAGCGCCGTCTCCCAGCGGCCGATGTGGCGGACTTTTTTCTATTTCTGGGAGCGCCAATCATGGGAGTGATTGCAAAATGTCTGAAGATACGTCCGAAAATCGTCGTGAGTATTTCCGAGCTTACAGGGAAGCTAACCGCGAAAAACTTCGCCAATACCAAAAGACCTACCATTCCAGCAACAAAGAAAAGATCAATGAACAGCATCGCGTGGCCGCGCGAGCGAGGTACGCAGAAGATCCCGAAGCCCACAAGGCCGCGAATAGAGAAAAACGCCTAAAGAATCCGGATCTAGGGAAAGCATCTTCTGCCAGGTGGAAAGAGGCCAATTCCAGAGAGCTGCAGCTAAAACGTAAAGCCCAGTACGATCGCCGTAAACGCGAAGAGCGAGAGGTGTCAGCACTTATTGGGGCACGTAACCGCGCGAAGCAAAAAGGTTTAGAGTTCAGTCTCACCAAAGAATGGGTAAAAAGCCGCGGTAACAATTGCGAGTTGTCGGGCCTGCCTTTCCGCCCTGAGTATGATGGCGTGCATGACAGAAATCCTTTTGCACCATCGGTAGATCGAATAGATAGCAGCAAGGGGTACACTCCTGAAAACTCTAGGTTGATTTTCTCTTGTCTAAATATGGGTCTAGGCCAATGGGGCTTGGACGAGGTTGCCCCGATTTGGGCCGCTGTACTGGAGAAATTGGCTAAAACCGAAACCAGTGTGTAATCTGACGAAAGGCCCTTCGGGGCCTTTTCTTTGAGTAATTTTCTGAAACCCGTATACTCACCCTAAATTTGAGGGTTTTTCGCATGAGCAAAGTCGAATTCACTTACAGCAGAGGCGGGAAGCGAGTTCTCATGGCTTCGCGATACGCGGAGACTCTTCGCAAGATGGGCCACGGTACTTACGAAACGCGGATGCTTACCGCCGCGCCTCCGAAGGCCCATGAGGGGCAAGACGGTCCTCTCGTTTCCAAAGAGATCGCCGCGTTCGCCGCTGAAAACAATGTGGATCTGACCAAGGTTACCGGCACCGGTAAAGACGGCCGCATCAAAAAATCCGATGTTGAAGCATTTATCGCTGTGCAGGTGTAACGATGCGTCTATTCGGCCGAGAACTGACCCTGAGCTTCAAGCGCGCGCCGATGCCGCCGCCCGGTACTGGCATGGGCGGTTGGTGGCCGATGATCAAAGAGCCGTACTCCGGCGCCTGGCAAAAGAACGATACCTGGACTAACGAAACGGTCCTGGCGCACTACGCGGTATACGCCTGCATCACCCTGATCGCGAATGACATCGGTAAGCTGCGTCAACGTTTGATGCAGCTCGATCCGAACGGAATCTGGAAAGAGACCACCAGTGCCGCTTTCAGCCCTGTGCTGAAAAAGCCGAACAACTACCAGAACCATATCCAGTTCAAACAGTGGTGGCAGACCTCCAAGTTGATCAGCGGCAACACCTACGGATTAAAGAAACGCGACCAGCGCGGCGTTGTCACGTCGATCTATCTCCTTGATCCATGCCGCGTGCTCCCCCTGGTCGCTGATGATGGCTCGATTTACTACCAGTTGAGCAACGACAATCTGAACCGGGTAGGCGACGGCGTTACCGTCCCGGCGTCGGAGATCATCCATGACCGGATGAACTGCTTGTTCCACCCCCTGGTGGGCGTGTCCCCGCTGTACGCCGCTGCACAGGCTGCATGCCAGTCGTTGAAGATGCAGAGCGATAGCTCTACGTTCTTTGAGAACGGCGCGCGTCCTAGCGGCATCTTGTCTGCCCCAGGCGCTATCAGTGATGAAACGGCGAAACGGTTGAAGTCGCATTGGGACACGGAATATACCGGCGCAAACTCGGGTCGCGTCGCTGTATTGGGTGATGATCTGAAGTTCCAACAGATGAAGATGTCCGCTACCGATTCGCAGTTGATCGAGCAGTTCAAAATCACGGCAGAAATGATCTGCACCGCGTTCCACGTACCGCCGTCTAAAGTTGGTGTGACCCCCGCTCCTACCGGTACAACGGCCGAGCAAGAGAACCAGAAATATTATTCCGACTGCATCCAGGTGTTGGCGGAAGAGTACGAAGCCTGCATGGACGATGGTTTGTCGCTGCCGACTTCCCCTGTCCAGTACGGCATAGAGCTTGACATTGAAGGCCTGCTGCGCATGGACATGGGCAAACTCGTAGAGACCCTGGCCGCGGCAGTGAAAGGCGGTATCATGACGCCCAACGCCGCCATGGCGAAGCTGAATCAGCCTCCAGTCACCGGCGGCGATACAGTCTACCTCCAGCAGCAGAATTACAGCCTGGAAGCTTTGGCGAAGCGCGACGCGCAAGCGGATCCATTCGCTACCGGTACGAATGCTACGCCAGTTGCCGAACCTGCGGCGCCGGCGGAACCAACCGACGAACAAATCCAAGACAGCGCGAAAATGCTCGCTCTGCTGATCGAAAAGAGGCTCGCTAATGAACCTGCGTGAACTTGAAGCGCAAGCCGAATTCCTCGCGCCGGTTATCGCCGCAGCGGTGGCGAAGGCTGTTGCACCGCTGAATCTTGAACTGGCAGACCTGCGCAAGTGCTTGGCCGATCGGCCGATGCCAGTCGAGCCAGAACCGATCGACGTAGGCGCTATCGCGCAAGCCGCCGCCGCTCTTGTTGTGCTTCCGGAAGTGAAGGACGGCAAAGACGCTGAACCGGTTGATCTGGAAGCGTTGGCGAAGGCTGCCGCTGAGTTCGTCCAGTTGCCGACCATCGACATCGCTTTGCTCGCTGCGGAAGCGGCCAAGCTTGTCGACGTTCCTGAACCGATCCCGGGCAAAAACGCTGATCCGGTAGATCTTCAAGCTTTGGCGCGTTCAGCTGCCGGGCTGATCGAAATTCCGCAAGTGCGCCAGGCGCAAGATGGCCGCGACGCGCTACACTTGGAAATCTTGCCGGCCATCGACGAAGCCAAGACATACGCGCGCAACACCTACGCCAAGCATGACGGCGGCCTGTGGCGCAGCTTCGAGCAGACCAGCGGCATGCGCGGTTGGGAATGCATCGTGGAAGGGCTGAAGGCGGTATCGGTTACTCAGGACGGCGATCGTGAGTTCTCGGTTACCCTCTCCAAATCGAGCGGCGCCGAAGTCGTCCAGAAGTTCGCGATGCCGATCCAGATTTACAAAGGTGTGTACCGCGAAGAGCAAGCCTACGAAGTTCACGACAACGTGACGTGGGCCGGCAGCCAGTGGACGTCGACTAAGGCAGAGAACACCGACAAGCCGGGTTCTAGCGATGCATGGACCCTGGTCGTTAAGGCCGGACGTAACGGTAAAGACCTTCGTGAAAACGCAAGCACCTTCGACCCTGCAAAAGGGGTCAGGTTATGATGTACGTAACGCTCGCTCGGGCGAAGCAGCACCTGAACATGGACCACAACGAAGACGATTCGCTGATCGAGGTTTACGTCCAGGCGGCATCGGGTGCGGTGAAAAATTACCTGAAGTCGGCTAGCCCGTATGAGGTTGAGCGCGACAGCAACGACGATCCTATTTTGGATAGCTCGGGCGATCCGATTTATGTCGTCGATAGCTCCGGCGATAAGCTGGTCAGCTATCCTGTACAGGCCGCCGTACTATTGATGGTAGGCTTCCTGTACAAAGACCGAGACGAGAACCCGGACAGCGCGTTTGACCGAGGCTATCTGCCAAAGCCGGTTACCGCTTTGCTCTACCCACTCCGCGATCCCGCACTGAGGTAAATGGTCATGGCAGACAAATTCGCACGCGTCTTCGGAAGCTTTCTCCGACGCATCGTCGACATGAAGGACGGCACTTGGGCCGAGCGCGTTATAGCCCATCCTCCTTTCGATCTTCTGACTGACGGCGGAACAGGCCCGAACCGGCGCCTACGGGTAGACGTTGGGCAAACAGGATTTTTCGGCAGACGCATGTGGTCCCTTAACTACGAATTCGCGTCGACCAACCCGATCGCGGGAACACCCCTGGTTTTCAGGTTCACCATTCCGACCAACTTCATTATCCACGCCCACACGTTAACCGTCGATCAAGGAGGCCTAACTCTCCGCACATATACCGCGGCCCAGGGTGTCGCCGGCGGTGTTTTCGGTACTGCGCATACCCCTTCGTCTGAAAACTCTATGACTGAAGCGGCGTCCTACGCATTCCAATCGCAGATCGCGTCGGGGGGCACGTTCACCCCTAGCGTCGGGCAGGCGCCATTGACTCCGCTTCGGGTTAGGACAGCGGGGGCAACAGCGCAACAGTCTAGCGTAGGGGGCGCAGCCGTATCAGAAAAAGGAAGACTGGCGGGAACGTACTACGCTGTGCTCGCCAGGATGACGGCGGTAAGCGGTGATTGCACGGGCGTATACAGCATCGTGATCGAGGAACGCCCATGAGCCGCGCCGGCCAGTACCGCCATCGGGTGGATATCCAAGACTGGACCGAGGTTCGCGACGAAGAAACAGGAGCGTTCACCGAGGCTTGGGTAACCGTCTTCGAGAACGTCCCGGCGCGCATTGCCCCGGCCAGCGGACGCGAGTTCCTGGCTGCTGCGGCGATCCAGTCTGAAATCATCGCGCGCATCGTAATTCGCCAGCGCCCGGGGCTGAAGGCCAAGCAACGCATTTTGCACAACGGCGATATCTACAACGTTCACGCTTGGCTACCGGATCAGGAAAGCGGACGCGATTACGTTAGCGCGCCGGTATCGCTCGGAGTGAATGAAGGGTAGACTGTGCGCAGCGGTTCTCCCGTTGCGGCCATGCGCAAAGCTATATGGCTCCGGGCAGCTCTTGACGCTGGTGTCCAGCAATGGCGCGCGTAGTTGACCAGCTACACTTGCAACAGTAGGGCCCGCAGCCCCTTGAGCAATCGCGCAGGGTAGCCGTTTAAGATGCCGCTACCGACGATCTGAGACCCGCTTCGGCGGGTTTTCTTTTAGGAGGAATATTGAATACCTTCGTCTGCATCGCCTCCGGCCCAAGCCTCAACGCGCACGACTGCGAAATGATACGCGCTGCCGGCCTTCCTATAATCGCCGTGAACAATTCTTGGCAGCTAGCCCCTTGGTGCGATCACCTTTACGCAGGTGATCTCGCGTGGTGGGATGCTAATGTTAGCCAAGTGCCTGATGGCCCTAAGCGGTGGACGTGTACCCGTCAGGCGTCGGCGAAGCACGCTCTGAACCTGCACGCCGCTTATGGGGAGTACAATAGTGGGTTACGTGCGATCGAACTGGCCTTTCAGCTAGGCGCAGAACGCGTCCTGCTTCTTGGTTACGACTGCACGGTGCAAGGCGGTACGCACTGGCACGGCGACCATACCGACACGAAGAACCCCGACGAAGCATTGTGCAGGAAGTGGAACAAGCAGCATTGCCGGTTGGCGCAGCGCGCCCTGGTCGTCAATTGCTCGCGTGACACAGCGCTGACAGCGTACCGGTTAGGCATGTTGGAAAAAGAGTTGCAAAAGGTTGTTGACACTTGTGATGCGAGTGACTAGAGTTTGGGTCGTAGGGAATGCGCAGCTAAAGCGCCACTGCCTAGTCGGGCATCGGGTTAGTTCAGAGGCAGAACACCGCGAAAGCGGAACAGTCGGCGAGTCAGATAAGTCACCCGTACAAGCCGGAGATTAGCACCGGCCCCTACAACGCTCAACCAACGCCACCGACCGCGAAAGCATGGCAAGTCTAGAGAAGTTTGCCCGTCGCAGCCCGCACATGCGGAATAGTTGCACCAGAAGAAAGGCTTAGCTCGTTAAGTAGGGCGACCGTTGGTTCGGGCGCAGGCCGAAAACATGGGATAACCACTAGGCCTTTCTTCTGGTGCAATTGAATGACAGGCGGCTTCCATATGGAGCGGCAACGAGATTTCATTGCACCAACCTATTTCCCACGGTGCCCTCCTTGACCCGCTTCGGTGGGTTCTTTTTGAACGAGGCTTTATGATTATTCATTCTATGAAAGGACTCGGAGATAACATTTATCAACGTGCCTTCATTAAAGCTTTGCCGAAACCTGTTTACCTCGATACACCCTGGCCGGAAATCTATTCGGATATTCCCGGCGTCCACTTCATCCGCCCGCAAACCACCCTGCGCACCCAGGCGAAGAACATCGCCCGCCATAACCCGTGGACGATGCCACCGACGCGCCAACCTACCCGACAGATCCGCTATGGCGCCGAGGGCATTATCCCCGGTATGACAGCCTGCTTTGGCGTTTCGCCCGGTGCGTTCGATCTGCCGCCGCTCCCGCCGTCTCCTGAGACCGGTAAGTACGTTGTCGTGCGCCCCGCTACAGTGCGTAGCGAGTGGCGAGCGGATACGAGGAATCCAGACCCCAAATATATCTGGGAGGCCGCGCTACACGCCGCTGCTAAGGGGTATCAAGTGGTGCTTGTAGCCGATCTAGAAGAAGGGAAGGAATGGCTAGTCGGAAATCTTCCCTACGCAGACCGCGAGTACCTACATGGCGAACTGCCGGTTGAACAATTGCTGTCGCTCGTCGCCAACGCCTCGGCGGTGATCGGCGGTATTGGCTGGCTGGTTCCCGCTGCCCTCGCGGCCAAGGTTCCCGCATGGATCATCTGTGGCGGCCAAGGCGGTTTCAATTCGCCTGAGTTGATCACGCCAAAAGGTCAGAGCAATATCACATTCGCGGTTCCTGACAACTTTTGTCGCTGCCGCCTCAAACAACACAACTGCGACAAGAGGATCTCGGATTATGACGCAAAGCTTACCGCGTGGGCTGATCAAGCCCTCCCTATGGTGGTCTGAGGAACTGGGCTACGGCTGGCACAGCGCGCCGCCGATGACCTACAGCGGCGAGTATTTCGCCCATTACCAGAAGCTAGACGAAACGCCAATGGGCGGCCTGCTGACCAAAGCCCGACTGGAACTGGTCGAGAAGTACACCAAAGCATCGCTCGGTGTGGACATCGGTATTGGTGGCGGGCGCTACGTCAAGGAGTCGTGGGGCGACGGCTACGACGTAAGTAGCGAAGCGGTGGAGTGGTTGAAGCAGACCGGCTCCTACAAAGACCCGTACTCCGAAAAGGTTTCGCACGTCACTTGTTGGGACAGCTTGGAACACATCCCAGAACCCGAGAAGCTTCTCGCCCAAGTAGACGATTGGTTCTTCGTTTCCCTGCCCACGTTCGAAAGCGCGGAAGAAGCGTTGCAGTCGAAGCATTTCAAGCCGGCGGAACACCTTTGGTACTTCAGTATCCCCGGGTTGATCCGTTGGTGTGAAGACCAAGGCTTCCAAGTAATGGAAGTGAACCACGCCGAAACCGAACTGGGCAGGGAAGGAATTACGTCCTTTGCGTTCAAGCGCGTAGCGTAGTAGGATTACTCCGCACACCACGCGTTCCCTGTGATAACCGATAGGCCTATCGAAGAAGCCCAAATCTTTCGGTGCTGTACCAAAGCCGCCTAACTAGGGCGGCTTTTTCTCGCCTGTGATAAACTCCGCTCAAACCGAGGGCGACGACATGGCCGACTGGATCACCTACAAGCTTACCGGAGCTGATGAACTGAGCCGCGTTTTCAAAACGCTGCCGCAGGAACTGCAGCGCCAGGTAGTCGTGCCGGCGGCGAAAGACGCCATGGATATCGTGCTTCAGGCGGCTAAGGTAAATTGGGACAGGATCGATGACCCTAGGACGTTCCCTGATATCGGCAAGAACGTGGCGTTGATTGAGGATACGAAATTCTTCAACGAAACAGGTTCGACAAAGATTTCCGTAGGTATTCGGAAGCGGAAAAGAGGCGTAGCCGGCGGTAATACCTACTTCTGGAAGTACCTCGAACTGGGCACCGTGCATATCCGTGCATATGCTCCGATGCGCCGGGCTTTGAGTGAAAACACGCAAGCCGTGTTTCAAGAATTCCTCAGCTCGGCAAAGTTCCAGCTGATCAAATTGGGGCTCAACTGATGGACGTACCTTTTTACACGGTCTGCAAAGCCGATCCTACTGTGCAATCCTTGCTCGGCGGCACGTCGCCGCGCATATACCCATTCGGACAGGCGCCACAGAACGTCACCAAACCCTATGTCGTTTACCAGTGGATCGGCGGTGCGCCGTTCAACATGCTGAACTGCCGTCCTGACGCCGATCAGGCCAGTTTGCAAGTGGACGTGTACGGTCTCACCACTCAGTCGACAACCGCTGTCGCAAAAGCGATCCGGTACGCGATCGAACTCGACAGCTACATCACGAGCTATAGAGGTGATACGCGCGAGGAAGACACGCTCCTGTACCGCACCAGCTTCGACATGGACTGGATCGTCAACCGCTAATTTGCGAAACCCCACCGGCGTGGTATGCTTCCGTCGAACGTTCATTACTCCGACGAGGCTTCACCCATGACCATCAAGAGCCAGGGCACCGACCTGTATGCGATTGACCCCGATACCGGCACTCTGCTGGACGTGGGTTGCATTACCTCCATCGACGGTATCGACACCGCGATCGATCAGATCGAAACGACCTGCCTGAACGACCTGTCGCGCACCTACGAAGCCGGCCTAGCCACTCCTGGCGCGGCGACCTTCGGCCTGCAGTTCGACCCCGCCGATCCTGCACACATCCGTCTGCACCAGTTGAAGACCTCCGGCGTCACCCTGCAGTGGGCGATCGGCTTCTCTGACGGCACCGTCGCGCCGACCGTAGGCACCGACAGCAACGGCGACGATGAATTCGTTCTGCCACCGACCCGTAGCTGGCTGACCTTCGAAGGCTACATGAACAGCTATCCGTTCACCTTTGGCCTGAACACCATGGTCACTTCGACCGTCGGTATCCAAGTCTCCGGCGAGCCGGTTCTCATTCCTAAGTCGTCGAGCTAACCAATGGCCTTCAACCTTAAAGACCTCGTGGAAGCCGGCGCTTTCGTTAGCGCCGCCGAACCGTTCGTGAAGCGTGAAATCAAGTGGCACAACACCGAAGGCGTAGAGCAGGAAGCTACTATTTATGTGCGTTTGGCGTCGTACCACACGATTACCAACACCTGGAAAGCCGCTGAAGGCAATCAAGAGCACTTGGCCGCACGGATCGCTACTATGATCTGTGACGAGAATGGCGCTCCGGTCTTTACGACGGCTGACGTGCTCGGCACCGCTTCCCCGGATCGCGGCCCGATTTGCGACACGCTGTTCCTGGCGCTGATCACCGCGGTTAACGAAGCGCAATCGGCAAAGACGAACCCCCGGAAGACCTCTGGTTCGAACTAGTTATGAACGGCATAGGCGGTCGCACGATCGCCGAAGCCCAACAGAACATGTCACTGGTCGAAGCGCGGCAATGGGCTCGGTACTTGCAGCGTCACGGGGGCCTGAACATCGCCGAACGCATCGAGCAAGCCGCCGCGTTGATCTGTACCACTGGCGCGCAGCTGATGGGCAACAAAAAGGTAAAGGTCGCAGATTTCATCCCTAACCGGGAATCGGACGACGAACTCAGGTACGCCACGCCGCAAGACTTCTTGCGAGTGTTGCAAGCATCCAGGAAGCCCTAGCTATGGCGGTAGGATCACTCGGGCAGCTCACGGTTGACCTGGTAGCGAACACCGCCGGTTTCGAACGCGGTATGGATCAGGCCGAACGCGCTTTAGCTTCGGCCACGCGTGAAGCCAAGAAGCAGGGCGATGCACTTGATCGATTGGTCGGGCAGATCGATCCGACCATTGCTGCGTACTCCCGTCTCGACAAGATGGAGCAGCAGCTCAAAGCGCATCGTGATGCCGGCCGGCTGCCAACCGACGACTACAACGCTTACCTCGCCAAGCTGAACGAAACCCGTAAGGCTGTTGAGTCTACTAATAACGTTCTGACGAAGAACGGTAAGCAATTAGACGCGAATGGTCTAAGTGCAAAGCAACTCGCTAATAACCTCCGAGGCGTCCCCGCTCAATTCACTGACATCGCTACGTCTATCGCTGCCGGGCAGAACCCGCTGACGGTGCTTTTGCAGCAAGGCGGCCAGCTCAAAGACATGTTCGGCGGCATCGGTCCTGCGGCCCGCGCTTTGGGCGGCTATGTCCTCGGACTGGTAAACCCTTTCACCCTGGCCGCAGCGGCAGCCGCTGTGCTAGCCCTCGCTTATAAGCAGGGTAGCGATGAGACAACCGCGTTCACCAACGCGCTGATCCTGAACGGCAACGCAGCCGGGACGAACGCGGACGCCTTAGCCAGTCAAGCGCAGTCGGTAAGCCAGTCCGTTGGTACTGTCGGTGCTGCCGCAGCCGTCTTAGCGCAAC